CCAAGTCCACAACTTGAACTTTCTTGAGCAGTGGTGATACACCTGACTTGCCATTCATTTCCCACGGGAACGGTGTGTACATTACGTTCACAACGCTACCATTACCAATGAGGCCAGTGAACGACTGCTTCTGTGCATCCACAACTGTGGGTGCTTCGTTCTGCGAACCATCACGGCGTGTTACCTTCTGGCGAATGTGAACGAAGTCGCCACGGTCATCGCCTTTGTTCTTGATGGTAAGACCATCTGCCTCGATTGCGGCACGATTGTTGTCATCAACAAGAATGTCGATGCCCCACTCAGGCTCGTAAGTGGTGTTCGGTTGTTGTACTGATGCCCAATATGCTTTACCTTTTACTACGGTCATATTTCGTTTACCTTTCGTTTTGGTTGTCATGTCGTGACGTTATTGCCAACGACCACTATATAGTGCCACATCCAGAATTAAATGTCAACACTTTTTTTAGTGGGTATCTCCCCACGTTTTCCCGACCTTGTATTCACTGTCGAGAGGGCAACGAACTTTGAGAGATTGCTCTGTCAGTTTCATTGCCAGCTTTGTAACCTCGCCAAGTTCTTCGGCGTGGTCTTTGCGAACCTCGAACTGGTACTCATCGTGAATACTCGCAACAAGTCTGAAGTCGAGATTGCGTTTAGTTGCCTGTATGATAATGTGCTTGAGCCATTCCTTACAGACGATTGCACCTGCCCCCTGTAGCAGGGAGTTGAGTGCTGCATGTGCAGAACGTATCTGCAACACACGCCCATCAATACCTAGCACATAGCCACGTGATGCAAGCTTATCTACCTTGCTACGTAGTGCCTTGAGTGCAGGCATGTTGGATAAAAACTTATCAATTAATTTCTTACCTTCTTTAGCAGAGCCATCTACAATCTTACCAATCTTAGCCGCACCTGCTCCATACAGGAATGCGTAGATGAATGTCTTGGCATTGTCACGTGTCGGCAACCCTGCCGCCTTCTGGTTTGCAGTATGCACATCACCCTCAACAACCTCACGTGTGAAGTCCCTGTCGTTCATGTAATGTGCAAGCATCCGCAACTCTAGTGAGCTTGCGTCACTACCAAGAAGCACATAATTATTAGAAGTAGTAGTCCATACATCTCTGCAATCCTTTCCATAAGGTGAGTATACTGCGGGTACTTGCGCCATGTTAGGCGAAGTGTGTGTCATACGACCTGTGATTGTACCCAGCGTCCAAACCTTACCATGCACCCTGCCATCTTCACCGACTGCATCTATCCAAGACTTAATCTGTGAGACACGTTTCTCCAAGAGAAGAAAGCGTGCAACCATTTGCGCTTCGGGGATGTCAACCTTTGACAACACTTCCTCTGACACAATGGCTTGGCCTTTCTCTGTGTAGGCATGAGGCTTCCAGCCTAACTCCGACAGACGCTCTGCAATCTGCTTGCGTGATGCAGGGTTGAACACAGTCACCTTGTCCTTCAAACGATTACCTGTTTTGTCAGAGTATCTAATCTCAGTAATCGGTGGGAACTTCTGCTGTAGCTGTGCCTTGATTTGTGTTGCCTCGTCCGACAGTCGAGCCATCAGTTGCATAGCGGTAGGCACGTTGAGTGCAAAGCCGTTACGCTCCTGCTGGTCTACGATTGCACGAACCTGATGCTCAAGGCGTATGCTACGAGGTGAGAACCGCTTCATCTCTGGCACAAGTATGTTGTACACACGTTCTGTAATCTCTACATCCCTAATGCAATACTTTAACATTTGGTCGGAATACTCTGACCAATCAGAAAATTCTATCTTGTTGTACCCTAGAGACTTACCCCATGCGTCAAGCGAGTGACCGCCTTCACGCACAGGGTTAGCCATCTGTGACAGGATAAGTGTATCACGTATCTTGTCTAGAGGTATGTTGATGTTTAGTAATCGCTTCAGAACAGGAGCATCAAAAGACACGCCATTATGAAACACCAGAATATCAGCAGACTCCAAGAGTTGCTTGCAATTCTCAAGAGTGTTGGGTGTAAATGTATAGGTTCTTTTTTCATCTAAGTCTCGTGCCACTACGCAGTAGATTTGTTTGGCATCAAGGCCATCTGTTTCAATGTCTACTGCTAATCGTTTCATAGTTCAATCAACTCTGCTTTCTCGTATGGGATGTGAAAGAAGTGTTCGCCCTTCACAATGTTACGTCCTTGTGCCTCACGCACATCCGACTCTGCAACCACGTTGTCCTTGATACGCCACGCCGCCTTGCGGTCAGCACGTAGGATGTAGAAGTTGAAGAAGCCATCGGCATCAGCCACTTTGTTAATCAGCTTGTGCTTGCGATACGGTATGCGTATCTCTTTCCAGTCAGGATTCCAATCACCCTTCCAACCGTACTTGATTTCAACCTCACTGAAGTATGTATTATCGCCTTTCTTTGACTTGATGTCAACAGAAAAATCTTCTTTGCTGTCAAGAATCTCGTGACCATTACGCTTGAGGTAGGCAATCACAATGTCCTTGGCTGGTGCGTCAGATGTCTCATAACGCTGGCGACTGAATGGGATGTTCACTGCGCCGTGTATTGGTTTGAGTTTCATAGGTAGTCTCCTGCTTCTACTGTGTCAAAGTCTTCGGCGTTAGGGTCATCAATCTCCTGCATACGACCAGTCTCACGGTCATACAGTAGGTATGTAGCGATGCCTGTCTCACCTGCATAGCGGTTCTTGAGTACACGGATAGTCGTAGTGTTGGCAACCACAGGGTCTGATGCCTGTTGGTCACGCTCCATAGCAATCACTGCGTCACTGATTTGTGCGATGCTGTGTGAACCACGTAGCATAGACAGACTAATCTGTACGCCCTGCTCCTGTCCCTTGTCACCTGATGCACGTCGCAAGTGTGATACCAGAAGCATACAACACTGTGTCTCCTCGACCAGTGAACGTAGCTGGGTCATCATCTTGTCAATGTTCCTGCGCTCGTCCTCACCCTCAAGACCTGATACAAGGATTGAGAGGTGGTCGATAATGATGTAGCGACAGTCAAGTGCCTTGACCATGTAGCGTACACGTGCCAGGATTTCGTCAGTCTGTATCGAACCGAAGTGGTCGAATGCAAACACACGACCTGTACCTACAGTAGCTTGCTCGTAATGTGCCAGTTGTTCCTGTGGAACCTGCTCACGAATCTCCTTGATGTAGAGCCGCTTGCTTGCCTCGACAGACATCAGGTGGAAGATAGTCTGCTTGACGTTCTCCTCAAGGCTGATGATACCGATGTTGCTGTCGGTGTTGTTGAGTAGGTGATGCTCAAGCTCACGCATGATGCTGGACTTACCCGCACCTGTGCCTGCTGTGAACGTGATAAGCTCACCAGTACGCATACCATACAGCAACTCGTTCATGCCCTTGTAAGGGTAGTCAACTGACTGCCTGTCCTCGTCATCGTACAGACCGTCAAAGTTCTTGAGGTTGACGATACCTGCAGGTGTGTAAGGTGAGGCATCCCACCAACGCTTGATAAACTCTTCGGTCTTACCATGCTTGAGATACTCGTTGGCATCCTTCGCCTTCAGCTTGACGATACGGCACTTGTTAGGCTCGAAGATGGACGCAACCTTTGCGGCGGCGGCGTTGCCATGCTCGTCATTGTCGAAGCACACAACGATGTTCTCGAACTTGTTGAGCCACTCGAACTGTGCCTTCACATCCTTGACCGCAGACTGTGCGCCATTACGGACGGACACGACAGGCCACTTGCAACCCATCATCTGATAGGCAGACACGGCATCCAACTCACCTTCGGTGATTGTAATGTACTTGCCGCCATCACGAAACTGGCTCTGTCCAAACAGCCCTGCCTGTGGCAGTCGGCCTTCGGCGTGGAAGTCTTTGGTCTTGACATGACGAACCTTGTTCGCTACATGCTGACCATTGACATCGTAGTATGGGTATATCTGCTTGTCACCTGCGACAGTGATGCCGTATGCCTTCGCTGCTTCGAGCGAGATGCCACGGTCTTCGATGGCAGAGAACTGCCCCTGACTCAATGGTGTATTCATTGTATGAACCTTTCGTTCTGTGACACTGACAAGTCTGTCAGAGCCTTCTGCCGCCGTGTATGTCTCACACACAAAGCAGTAGCGTGAGCCGTTGTCATACAGCACATTGCCATCTGACGAACCACACTTGCCGCACTCACCACGGCTGACCACGTTTGCTTTTTCAGTATTCATGTATTAACCTTTCTCTGCGTAGTAGATGCCAAACTCTTTGCCCCTGTCATACAGGAACAACTTGCCGTTCACTATCTCTGTTGCGAACCCCATGCCTTTGGCAACCAGTTCACGATAGCGAAGGAACTCGTCTATGTCCTTCACCTCTTCCATGAAGGCAGGAGCTGACCCCTGTGTCTTATACATCATGCGATACATTTTTAACCTCTCTCATTGCTTCGGTCATAGTTTTCTTGGTCGTTGATTTGTTCTGTGCTGTGATGGCTTTGCGCCGTAGTGCTTTTATTTCTTGCTGTTTAGTCCGTATAAATCTGTTCATTCTACTACTCCGTTGGTTTCCTTGTCACGCTTCGTTCCATCGCCATCATAGTACCATGACCGACTATCAGGGTCAAGTTCTTTCCGCTTATGTTCTAGCCTACGGCGGTGAACTAAGTCACGGTGGCGTTTCAACTGTACATCATTCATCACTGGTCGAACTCCTTGTCTGCGGCATCCATCGCAAAGTCCACGCTGTCTGCATACATCTCTGTAGCTTCTTCCCGTGCTATTTTCTTTGCTTCCTTCTGGCTGTAGCCTTCTTCAATATACTGGTGGTACAACTCTTTAAAGAGTTGCCTTCTATCTTTTTCCCATAGGTTGTTAGTGTAGTGTGACATCGCTAAAAGTTTTCTCCATCATTGCTATCTCGACTTCCTCATCGGCAAGCGTTCCATTTAATATAAAGGCAATTTCTTCCTGTGTCAAATCAGGGAAGGCACGGTCAACTGACCAACCATCTTGCCACTTACGTATCTGTGCATAGGTGATAGGCAAGTCCATCTCGTGCATATTCCCAGAATATATTGAGCGTCTAACTAGTTTCATTCGTTTTTCCACTTCGCTTCATCTGTCAACAAGAAGGCGTTACCGAAGAACGACAAGGCCATAGGCCAAGAGTCGTCCTCGTTATACATGAGGAACACTTCCTCGTTGATTGGTTTGTTCATGTCTTGTTTCTTTTCAATCACAAGTTGCCTGCCATCCTGAAGCTGAACCAAGCGGCACTCGCCACCGATAAAGCCCTCTGCGATGTCACGGGTAGGTGAATCACGTTTATCGGAGCAGTGAACAAGAACGGCTTTTGATTTATTAATCATCAGTCCCACCTGTAGAAAATGTGACTGTCAATCTTGACGACTCTCGTGTGGGTCTTCGACCAGTCAGGTGTTACATAGTCGGCGTGGTAGTGTGTAGACCCGTCCATGAACGTACCGAACCATCCGTTCAGTACAATCTGTGCGTTCTCCTGTGCTGTCTCAAAAGCTTTTTTATTGCGTGGCTTATCAGACAGACCATCACAGTACCAGCTAAACTGACATCTGTTACGGGCTGGTTTGCTTTCCCAATGAATGCCCTGCTTAATGACTGCACAAACAGTATCAGGGAAGCGGTCATCGTACACTCGATTCATTACGACCTGCCCAACTGCAAGCTGTCCTGCTGTGCTTTCGTTGCGTGCCTCATGGTATATGTTCAATGACATACACATCAAGGCGTTAGCAAATATTGTCTCAATCATTTTTCAAGTCTTCCTTCCTGACTGCCATGCCTATTGCTAGGACGTACACATCACCATCCTCATAGATGTCATCTATCTGAGTAAACTCTGCATAAGGGCAGGCACTCAAGTATTCCTTGACGCATCCAACGTCATCCCACTTATCCATTTCTTTTCTCCGCTTTCTTTCTCAGCTTTGTAAAACCTTTTTCTTGCCTTGCAAGATATCGTTCTGTCTGTGCTACCAGACTGTCCCATAGTTGCCGCTTGATACGCTTGCGATTACTCTCTGTACGCTCCCGCACGAACACCCACTTGTATCCTATCTTGGCTTCGACCCACCTGTGACCTGTACCAATCTGCGGTTGCAACTCATCCATGAGTACGAGTAGTTGCCTAGTCATTCCAAATCCTTTCGTGTTCCCACTGACGACCAAGCCTGTCGTCCTTGTGTGAACGTACCTGCTTGACCTTCTTGTAAGTGTATGATTTATCACCAGTTTTTACTTTCTCCCACTGGCTGAGTACGTTGTCTTCGTACCAAGGTCGAAACATTTTCGTGTGTTTATTAGGCATCTTCTTTTCCTTTTCTGTTGTAGCTTCCTTTGCCTTTCTTAGGCTTCACTACTTTAGGTTGATACTGTCCTTCAGACAGAGACTTAGCTATCGGACTGCGGTTCTTCGGCAGTTTCGGTTGGTTCGTCATCGTTGTTCACCACTAGCGTTAGTGTTGGCTTCGGCGGCTCTGGCTTCTGCACCATGTCAATCACATTGATTGTATCAGGCATGAACTCAACATCCAATACCTGCTCCTCTGGTTCTAGGTCACGAACCATTACATACTCAAGCCATTCCATAGGCATTGCGTTATCGCCCAGCAGGAGCCACCAAGGTTGCTGACCCGCATCTTCAATGTCTGTGTCAATCACAAACGAAACTTCATATCTAGCCACAGGCTATCCTTTCATAAAATTATACACATTGATTGTCGTGTTTAACCACACACCAATCAGGATTCCGATTTCAATATATGATATTGATAGGGGTATGTCAAGCATTATCTTTTCCTTTGCCTGTAGTTACTGTTCCAGTAAATGTCTTGGGGTCAATGCCCAGAGCCTCAAGGATGTCTGCAGGCTCACTGAAACCAAGCACCTCAAAGCTAGGCTCTACTGTCAGCCCTTCGGGACACCACGATACAATATCTTGTACCTGTGATATAGTCAGGCTACTATCAGTAGATTCACCATCGGGGGTGTATCCCAACACAAGCCCACGACCTGCGAGAGGTTGTGGATAACCTTCTAGGTTGAAGAAGCGTTGGTCTTCAACGTACAGCCCTTCGTCATCTACATACAGTGTGTTGTTTTCGTCAAGGTCAATGGTCGTGAATAAACTACACCCAAGCAGTGTAGAAATATCTTGCCAATCTCCAGAGTAGTCCACCACCTCAATCGTTTCGGTGCACGGGTCAATTAATATTGCTAACATCATTACTTTTTCCTATTCAAAATGTAGTAGCCAATAAAGCCTACGATTACTATGTATATAAACAAACTTGATACGTCAATCATTTTTTCTCTCCTTGTGCCTGACCATTAGGCTGAAGCGTATTTCTTTTTTTAACGCTTTCTTTCCATATGTATCAGACATAAACTTTCGTATAATTTTCTCTAGGTCTGGGCGAATGTCAGACATGTAAGTTTCGTCAATCTCTTCGAGAATCATTCTTCGTTCTCCATTACATCACAGATGCGGAAGTCACCGCCGTGTGCTTCTTCTTCCCATTGCCCCATGTCGGCAAGATGACGGGCATACTCCCACTCATCATGGCCTGCAGGGATATCGTCTTCATCGAACTCAACAAACATGTCGAACTCCATTACGCCTACTGCTATGTATTTTTTCTTACCCATGTTCTACCTCTGTATCTGCGTAGTGTAAATCACTATAGTCAAAGTTTAACTTTGCAAGTTCCAAAGCCTCGTCTTCGTCTTCGGCTTCTACCCACTGTTTAATGGTCATTGTTACTAGGTATTTACCCATTTCCATACTCCTTTTGCATATCTTCACGCAACATCTTGCGCCATTCCTTCTGGTTGTCAGACAGGTCTTCATCGTCTGCACACATGATGTAGTCGTCATAGTCCTCGTCAATAGCCCACTCGTCTACTAGCTGGCAGGGCATCTCCTCATGTGGCGGCACATCAAACGTGAAGTGATATACGTTGTCCATCAAAGGCGTAGCCATACCTGCAAACATCATCCCGTCTTCCTTATAGGTAAGGAAAAAGTCAAAGCCGTACCGCTTCGCACCGTGCTGTAGTGCCTCGACAGGCGGCGACCATGCCGTGCAGAAGTTAAGTTCAAGCGTGTCATCAATCAGAGATATCGCCTCGACATCAAAGATGTCCCACTTGGTTCCCCAGTTTTCTACGCACCAGTCATAGTCATACTTGTGATTTGTTGCGGCTGTGAAGGGACACAGGAACTCCAGCAGTTGCTCCTCTTCCATCAATGCTGCATCACGCATCTGGATTAGTAGTCCATGATTGTCTGACGTAATAGTCAGTCTATTGTAACAATGGTTAGGCATCCTTGCCTTCCTTTCGTTTCAGTTTCCATTTCTCGTATTCGGTTAGTGCTTCATCTTCAGGTGGTGGATTATACCACGGGTCATGTTCCCAGTCAATCTCTGGGTGCGCTTGCTTGAATATAGCAATGCGCCTCTTGATTTCTTTTGGTGTTGCCTTGCTCATCCCCAATCCTTGAAGTCGTCTTGCTCTAAGTATGCCTTCATGTAGGCTTTCTTCTGCTCGTCTGTCATGTCCTGTGCAGACACACGAATGCCTTTGTGAGTACCTTCAGGCCAGTAGTGTGGGTCATACGGCCTACCATAGTAGGCATCTGCACCGCCTCTGTCAGAGGGTGAGCCGTGGCCTTCCAGCCAGTCAGGTCTAGTCAATATCTGGGTCATCATAAAACTCCACTGTTAAGTCCCAATGTATATCTGACGGGGAATATCCCGCATCAATCAAACAATCATACACCACCTGTCCGATGGTGTCAACATCATAACCTGTTAGGTTTTCTTCGATGTCAACTTTTTTCCACATCACTTGTCTCCTTTGTACCAGACCCAATCATTGATAGTTGGGTCATGCAGAATCAGTGCTTCTGTCCCATGCAGACGCATGTAGTAGCGTGCGTCCTCTTGGGTAAAGTTGGTTACACCGTCTTTCAGACGGGCTACAGTTGCGGCCTCAATGCCGTTGTACTTTTTAGTCATTGCTAATCCTTACTTCGCTTTCGGTTTCAATAACTACTCTTGCTCCGCAAGACAGTATTGGTTTGTCATTGCCACCATACCTTATGGTAGATGCACCTAGAATTTCTACTGAATTGCAGTAGGTATTCTTCCGGCCTTCCTTAATCGTAATCACGGGGTCATTCGTGCCGTTCTTTTTGTTTGCACGGATTCGGTGCTGGTTTACATGAATGTACTTTTTAGTCATTGCCAAATTCTCCTTTGTTAGCATCACGGAACAGATACGACCATTCGCCTGCATACTCAAGCAGGATAGCCAGAGCCTGACCACGCACACCTGTTACATACAGTCCTGCGTATTCGCCACCTACCCATTCGGTACACCACTCCCGTGGTAAAACAACAGGATTGTCCTTGTTCTGGTGGTCATTCAGCAAGATTTTAACAGACCCTGCCTTCTCGTCATCCTGTAGGATGCACATAAACAGGTCGCCATCAATTTCTACTCGCACCATATCAGTCATCTTCAGTCTCTGTTTCTTCAATTTCTACGTCCATCTCAATCTCATGGATTGTGGACTGGTTACAGCTATCAATGCACACCTCATTGCTACAGTTGTAGCCCAGATTATCCATCTCTGCCTCAATGTGTGACTGCACATACATTTCTAGCGTGTCACGCATCAGGTCGAGATATTCTTCGGGGTTATCTGCCTCACATGATGTGGTTCTATTCAGAAGCAATTCACACTCTGGAATATCAAATGATATATCCACAGTTGCTGTTGCATAGCCTCTAAAGGTACCATCTACAATATCAAACTTCAACATTTTCAGCCTCGCTTTCGTTGTCTGTTGCAAATTCTCGCCATGTATCGTTTGGGTCACGCAGATACCACTTGCCCTTGCTGTGCCATGTTTCGCATCTGTCTAGCATGTGTTCCCGCACTTCCCACTCAGGAAAGTCACCAAGATAGGCTTGCTGTACCATAGTCGTTATGGCCTCGACCATCTTGTCATCTATTAGCTGGTCATAGTCATCGCCATAGTACACATCCATACCACGCTGGCAGAACATGTCATGGTCGGTCACGGCATACATGGCATAGGACACCAGCCCAGACTTGTGACGGTGATTTCGTTCTAATGCTTCGCTCTGGTTCTTATACATGTTCCTGTTCCCAAATAAATTCTTCAGCTTCTATGTAAGCATAGTGCTTGGCATAGCACAGCAAATCCAGCACTCCCATGCCATCCTGCATACGGATAACATCATCGTCATAGTCCTCGCCTACCCAAGTCGTAGCCCAATACTTGCAGGGTACAAATTGGCCGCCACAGAATAGAGCCACCTCTACGAGGTCACGACTGTCTACCTCTTGCGAGATTGAGAACGTGTATTGGTCATCTAAGCGTAGCTTTACGTTGGTTGTAATATCCATGTTATACCTCATTGTCAAAAACTGTAGGCAGTTTTAACACATGCCAAGGTGATTGTCAACGACTAACCTGCAAAGTTATGCAACATGCGGCGATAGTTACCGCCTTCAATATACAAGCTACGCTTGCCAAGGTGGAAACCAGTCATGCTGTCGCCACGGGTAATACCAAAGCGGCGAATTGCTACACGCTTGCGGTACAAGCCTTGTACACCAGCAATGTTGAACCGAAAACCATTGGTGTTGTCGTTAAGTGTATTGATACGCATAATATACCTCATAAGTTTTGCGTTACAAATCGGGCTGTTTTGAGACAAGCCAAAGTCTTATCTAATCTGTATTGTGTTTTATATAACCTTTCACAAGTATCAAGGTTATTAAAACCCATATACATATTAGTGTTATGCCGCATCGACAACAAATCCAGTGTCGTCTTTGCGAGCG